TCAAATCCTAGCAATCTGCACGGTTGCTAGCATTATAGCGGCAATCATTTGCGTTTGCTACGGCTTGCACACGCTTCAACCCTAACCATAAACGAACCATGTACAAAATAATAATCAGTTATATAATCGCTTCAGCCCTTGCCTTGGGCTTGCTAAATCACGCCGTAAGCAAGGCACAGGAAGACATAGAGACGCTTGCGGAGGTGCTAGTGCATCACTCTGACACCTTAGAAGACCATGGAGGCGTGTTGCTGCAAATGATCGATGACCTAACCGTGCCCTACATGTAACAAACAATGGAAGACATCACAGACAAACTAGAAAACGCCAAGATTTTGATTAATCAAATGATAGGCTCCCACCAAGGAACGCCAGAAGCGGCAACTCAGTATGCCATCTACCAACTAGGCTTGCCGCAAGACGTTGCAAGCTCACTAATCCAATACGCAAACCAAGTAAACAAACAATGAGAGCAATAGACACAGCAGGAACGCAAAGTAAAATCTCTAGTTGCATGGGCTTTATGGCCTCAGGAGCAGCACGAGACGCATACCGTAGGCTTCTAACGGCAAGCACGGTAGGAGAGAGCAAGGGAGAGCAACGCAAGTCTCCTTTTAGTAGAACAACAAAAGAGAAAGTAAAGAAGTAATGACAGAGAGCATGATAGCAAGCGCAGTCCGATACATGGAAAGCCTCAAAGACAAAGTCCCGCCCGCAGGTGAGGATGACATCATCGTAAAGCATGGCACAACTCACATGAGAACGCTAGGCATTGACCCACACGAGGCAGTCAAGGCCGTGGATAAACTCAGGGAGCAGGGTATGACGGCAAAGGATGCCTATGTTGAAGTCGGCATGACTCAATCACAATACTATAAAACTAAAAAAGGAATAACAAACAGAAAATGAAAACAATACAACAATACCGCAAAGACCATCCGCAACTGTCAGAGGAGCAAGTCCACTCTGCCTATCACATAACAGAGATTGATGCGCCTGAGTTTAGCGTGAGCGGCTTTACACTCATTGCACGAGGTAAGTGTCTCGCCATCCATGAGAACGGCAATATAGCCCCTTTACGGCTCAAGGAGAGCTACTAGAGAAGGGTTGTAAGGGGCTGTGATATAATACCGCTTGACAAGTTTCCAAAACCTGTCTAATACATTCAACCATAGCAGCAATGCTATCCCGTCATGCGGACGGAGCACAGTTTAATTTTCCCCGCTTGTTCTCAAGCAACTTTAAACCACGATCCTACCGCATGTATGGGTCGTGGTTTTTTGTTGTTACAGTCTAGCGGAGCAAGTGGCCTCACAGGTTAACCCAAGTCTGCACAACGGAACCCGAAGCGTAGCTTCTAGGTTCTAGTGGTTGCCCTGTCTTGACCGAAATTACGGATAGGGCGTAACAGGTGGTTTCTTAGGAAACTGAAACACCGTCCCGTAGCTTATACAGCACTTACCACAGCGAAGCGGGGCAATATGAAAACGGCGGCAGGCTCATACGATTTGAGGCTCACTCCAATGACATAGTTTTATCTTGAGTGGTGAAACTATGTCTGGACAACAGGACTCGCCGATTTGATTGAGGCCAAGTTGCAGCATAGCAGAAACCAAAGTTTCTTTAAAAAACAAGGACGTTTCTTCTTGACCATACAAATACCTTTCCCTACACCTTACCAATACCGTAACCAAAACAAAACTATGAACCTAAAAACAAATACTAAAACTGCCCTCATTGATCTTGAATTGATCTCTTACTCTCATGCGGCTAAAGCCGAATCAACTGGCACAGGTCTAAAAAGCCTGGTCGAGATGGTAGAGTTTACTATACAAAGTGTAGTCTCTGCTTGCCGCGCACAAGAGCATTACCTCGTGGTATCTGGACGCAACAACTTCCGTAAGGTTCTGTATCCAGACTACAAAGCAGGGAGGCGTGAGAAGCCACCTCTCTACATCCCATTGATGGAGAAGCTTGAGGAGTTAAACAACCACAGGTGGTGCAAGCACGACCAGTTAGAAGCGGATGATTTACTTGGTATCATGCTTACGAACGGAAGGGTTAAAAACCCAATCCTTTGCAGCATAGACAAGGACTTACTTGGTGTCCCAGGTTGGCACTACAACTGGAACAAAGATGATTGGCCTCGCCAAGTGACACAATCAGAGGCAGACTTTCATTGGTTAGTTCAGTTACTCATGGGAGATTCAACCGACAACATTGAGGGGATGAAGGGGATTGGTGTTGCCAAGGCTCAGAAGTTGGCCTCTGCCTATTGTGAAAGGATGGGAACACCACCATCACCTGTCCCTGCCGCAAAAGAAATTTACGAAGCAGAAGGTTTTACGCTTGACGCATATATAAAGTGCCTCATGCTCATCTCTATCTGGAGGTCACCAATGCCACCAGAGCTTTTAGAAAACGAACTTATCTTGGAGGTGGCAAAGACCATCCCAAGTTTATAAACCATAAACCAAACATAAACATGATCAAACAAGACATACACAGAACACCAAAGCACGAACGCACACAACTGGAGCAAGACTTCAGAGACAAAGCTGCAAACAGCTTACGCACCTCTCGTAATTGTGAGTATGATGCCAGCTCATCCCTATACTATGGTCAGTATATAGGAAACAAATACGCGGCAGTTAGCGTTCGCACCGCCCATCGCTATGGCTTAATGCACAACATGACCAAGGAGCATTACGATATCGTATCAGAGACAAAGGAAGAAAGCTACTCCAACAGAGTGATGCGTGGCTATGAAGCCCTTGAAGAGATCAGTAAAGATTTACCATAAACAAACATGAGCAAAACACAATTAGCAGATCAAGCCGCTAGGGCTATCACCTATTTTTGCGAAAATGAAGCGGGAAGTAAATTGAAAACTTCAACCTATTTATTCTTTGCTGAAATTATAAAATACGCAATGGACAACGATTCAAAATCTATCGAAGACCTCAACGAGTTAGTCGATGAACTAAGATCACTTGAATCTAGCCATGCTAATAACGCACTATAAACAAACCATAAACAAAACAGAACATGATTATTAAAACAGCAACCTACCCTTACGGGCCAGCCAAACACTTGGACGCGGACACACTTGTCCAACGCCTACAAGTTGTCGCAGGACAGCAACGCTTCGTCGATGACTACGTTGGTGCACTATGTGACGGAGATGAATACTGGATTTCAGAGCGAGTCCCAGACAAACCTAAGAAGCGCACAGGGGATCAAATCCTTACGTGGCTAGAAGAGAGTGGAATCGATCCAGAGTTTCAGTATGACGTAGACATGCGATGTGAGTCTGTCATCCTATACAGCAAGCAAGGCCAATCCTTGGTGACCTATCCTTACGGAACGGGTTGCCTACGTGAGGCTTGTGAGTTCGTGATGGATCAACAGGAACGCGAAGACAGCTAGTATGCCTAACGCTAAAAATTCACACCCGCACTCACAAGAGTCGGAGACCGTTGTTCTTGCGTCCTGTCTTCTGTCTGAAGATGGTTCCGTTTACGACGAGGTGTCACAGGTTGTTCAACCCTCTGACTTCTATGTAGCTCGCAACTCTACAATCTTCTCCACTATGGGGCAGATTGTGGGGAAGGGGTTGGAGTTATCAGACATCACACTACTGGAGCAGCTACGCTCCGATGGCAACGAGAAGGAGGTTGGTGGTATCAGCACCATCTATACAATTCAAGAAGCCTGTGAGACCGCCACCCACGCCAAGTATGCCGCCAACATAGTCAAGGAGAAGTCTAAGCTTCGCCAGACCATCCGTCATTGTAGGCTTGCCATTGAGGAAGCGGAGGAAGGAGAGGAAGAAGCAGACTCCGTTACGTCTAAGCTAGAAGCTTCCTTACAGTCCCTACAAGACGTTGATGATGGTAAGGGAGACGGGAGTATCAGAACTGCTGCCGAAGCCCTCAGAGAAGACTACAAGGCTATGGTGAATGGAACCTATGAGGTGTCTGCCATGCCCACTCGTATCGCACAGGTAGATGAGAAACTTAGCTGTGGTGGCGTAGCCAACGGAGAGGTGATGGTGATTGCCGCACCTACGTCCTGCGGTAAGACTGCCCTTGCTTTGAACATTGTCTTACAGAACGCAGTTACGCACCACATACCTGGTCTCTACTTCTCATTTGAGATGCAAGCTAAGTCTCTGGCTAACCGTATGATTCAAACCTGCGCCGCCACACCACTCAAGCGATTACATGATGGGCTGATGAAACCAGAACACCAGAAGCGTGTATGGGAAGCAACGGACAAGATGGCAGAGGCTCCCATCTTCACCAACCACTACGTTAAAAGTGTGGATGAGTTACGTGCCAAGGCTCGCATGTATAAGCGCAAGCACAAGATTGAATGGATTGTCATAGACTACCTTCAGCTTGTGCCTTGGGATCGTAAGATGAAAAAGAACGACGGCATTGCCGAGGTCTCACACCAAGTGAAACTTATGGCTATGGAGTTGGACGTTCCTGTCTTCCTGTTGGCACAGGTCAATCGTGAGGGAGCCAAGCGTGAGTCTGGTCTTACTCTGTATGACCTCAAGGATTCTGGTGACATTGAAAATGACTCCGACATCATCTTACTTCTATGGCCTGACGGCAAGGATGTAGATGAGGCTAGGCGAGTAGATGCAGAGCATGGGGCTTACGTTTCGTTGAAGTATAACATAGCCAAGCAGCGTGAAGGTTCACGTGACGTGAAAGGTAAGTTCATCTTTAAGAACCATATAGGACGTTTCCATTAATGCCTTGCTACAGAATTACATACACCCGTCGAGACATGCCCTCACCCTGTGGTGCAATTAAAACAGCACACACCGAGGACGAAGCAATTAAATGCTTGACTACTGGTAGCAAGACTAAAGGATACAAACTAAAGAAAACGAACGTTCCAATCACAATTACTAATATAAAAGAAATATGACAACAGACCTAGACGAAGCACGACAATATGCAGACACAATGCTTGAAGCACTGGATGTAATGGGGAGGGCAATGTATTTTTGCTTAAACCATCCCAACTCTTCAGAGTTCAAAGCACACCGCAAGCTTCTCATCGGAGCGCACGAACGTATGGGTAAGGACACCACCCACTTTCTAGCACAGATAGACGAGCCAGAGATGCCTTACGAGCCAACCGAAGAAGAGTTAGCACAACATGGCTAGAGGTGAAATCAATGCAGTCTTAGGCATGACGGAAGGTAAGTTCCGCACCATGATTAAGTCTGCCCTCAGACCTTGCTGGCGCAATTCGTCCCGCAAGACCTTCATCCAGTCCGTTCGTAAGCGCGGCATCAACCCAGCTACAGGTAGAGAACGCTTCGTCGTGGTCTGTGTAGACTGTGGCAAGGAGATGGGCATATCAGAGAAAGAGAGGCGCACCAAGATTGACGGAACCCTGGAGAAGCGAGCCAAGAGTGTGTATGAGATTGACCACGTAGATGGCATCACACCCTTCACCGATGTTCAAACCCTAGAAACCTTAACCCCACACTTCAGAGATATGATCTACGGCAAGCAAGAAGTTGTGTGTGTGGCCTGTCACAAGGTTCGCACAGCCAATCAAAGGAAGAAAAGCAAACTGGTGAACAAATAATCACTACACCTTA